GCACATATGTTGCTGGCACACCTGTAATTTACGCAGATGGATTGGTTCTGCCTAAATCTAAAAACATGGTGCTGAAACTCTCAGACGTCACTACGTCGGTGATTTTTGATTCACCTGAAAGCAATCATGCTTGGTTTATGTCTAACCTAGAGAAATAAAGTCAAATTTCATTTATTAACCCGCTTCGGCGGGTTTTTTTATGTCCGGAGTTTATATGACGTGGAAAGACAGGCTTCAGGATGCGTCATTCCGTGGCGTACCGTTTAAGGTCGAAAGTGAAGGCGCACCCGTTGGTCGCCGCGTTGAAACGCACGAGTATCCGAACCGCGACAAACCGTACACCGAGGATCTCGGCAAGGTCACCTTCCGGCCAGACATCACCGCCTATGTTGTCGGTGATGACTGTTTCGATCAGCGTGACAGGCTGATTGAAGCACTCAACAAACCGGGGCCGGGAACGCTTGTTCACCCAACCTATGGCGAGTTAAGCGTTTGTGTAAATGGTGAGATTAAAGTCGGCACGACGAGCAGCGAAGGCCGCATGGTGCGCTTTGATCTGCTGTTCGTCGAAGCGGGTGAGCTCTCCTATCCAACGGCTGGCGCGGCCACGGCAAATACGCTGGTATCGTCCTGCTCCGCTTTGGATGACTGTATCAGCGATAACTTTGATCAATTCGGTATGGATGGCATGCCGGATTTTGTCCAGAACGGTGTGATCGATGATGCGAAAGGCATGCTCGGTTATGTCTCGGACAAAATGGCGATGGTGGATTCGGGTATTTCCGCCGCAGCCAGATTACTGCAGGGCGATATTTCTGTTTTGCTGCCACCGCCTTCATCTGGCAAAGGCTTTGTCGAGCAACTGCAGACGATGTGGCGTGCGGGAAACCGTCTCTCCGGGAATGCCAGCGACCTCTACACCATGATCAAGAATTTCTCCGGCATCACACTGGGGAGTGACCTTGCTCCGCGAGGCGTCTGGAAAACGGACAGCAAGTCGACACGTAACCGCACGCAACAGAGCAATTACGTTTCCAGCGCCATCAGAACCACCGCCATCAGCGAAGCGGCTTATACCGTCACCAGTTTACCCACTGCGTCAACGCCATCACAGAATGTGTCTCAGCAGGCCGTTGGCTGGCCAAGTGTGACGCACCCGGCGCTGAATAATGCGCCAGACGAAACAGCGGCTGTCGATGTTCCTTCATGGGATGAACTGGTGGATATCCGCGATACGCTGAACACCGCTATCGATAAAGAACTGGGTCGAACAACGGATGACCGTTTGTTTCTGGCGCTTCGCCGCGTGAAGTCCGATCTCAACAACGACATCAAAACTCGCCTTTCACAGACGCAAAAAACGGTTGAACGTACGCCGGATGACGTGTTGCCTGCGCTGGTGCTGGCCGCCAGTTGGTTTGATAACGCCTCGCGTGAATCCGACATTGTCCGACGTAACGCCGTGGCCCATCCCGGCTTTGTACCTGTGTCACCACTGAGGGTTCCCGTACGATGAACGACAACGTCACACTCAGGGTTAACGGTCGCGAGTGGGGTGGCTGGACGTCAGTGCGTATTGGCGCAGGCATTGAACGACTGGCGCGGGATTACAGCGTGGAAATTACCCGTGAATGGCCGGGTGGAGATGGCGCTGTGTCCCTGCAGCCCCGCGTCAAAAACGGCGACAAAGTTGAGGTGCTGATTGGTGATGATCTTGTCGTTACCGGATGGGTGGAGGCGACGCCTGTCCGATATGATGCGCGTTCTGTCAGTACCGGCATCAGCGGTCGCAGCCTGACCGCTGACCTTATCGACTGTGCTGCAGAGCCTACCCAGTTCAACGGGCAGTCACTGGTTCAGGTGGCGTCAGCGCTGGCAAAGCCTTTTGGTATTTCGGTCATCAATTCCGGCGCACCGGCAGCAGCCATCCCCGGCGTTCAGCCTGACCACGGCGAAACAGTCATTGAGGTATTGAACAAAATGCTGGGTCAGCAGCAGGCGCTGGCCTATGACGATCCAAAAGGGCGTCTGGTTATCGGCGGCATAGGCTCCACGCGCGCGCATACCGCGCTGGTGCTGGGGCAAAACATCCTTTCATGCGATACCGAAAAGAGCATCCGCGAGCGATTTTCAACGTATCAGGTTTCTGGCCAGCGCGCCGGGAATGACGACGACTTTGGCGCTGCTACCACCACGGCGTTACGGGCTAAAACCACTGACGCATCGATTGGCCGCTATCGGCCAATGGCGGTTCAGCAAACAGGGCAGGCCACCGGAGCGAGTTGTATAGCGCGAGCCGAGTTTGAAGCCCGACAGCGCGCGGCGCGCACAGATGAAACCACGTACACCGTATGGGGCTGGCGGCAGGGTGACGGGACGCTGTGGCAGCCCAATCAGCGCGTCATCGTTTACGATCCCATTTGCGGGTTCAATAACCGCGAACTGCTCATCGCTGAAGTCTCATTCACCAAAGACAATAACGGTACGCTGACAGAGCTGCGTGTCGGTCCGCCTGATGCCTACCTTCCGGAACCGGAAGACGAGAAAGCGAAGGGCGGGAAAAAACGCAAAGTGAAGGAGGACCCCTTCTGATGGGCACAATGCAGAACCTTCAGCGCCAGGTGCTTAGCCTCATTGGTCGTGCGGTAGTGAAGAGCATCAATGCGGCCAGTAAATGCCAGACGGTAGATGTTGAGTTACTGGCAGGGCAGAAGAAAGCCGGAATTGAGCATCTTGAACCCTACGGGTTTACGTCCCGCGCTCAGTCGGGCGCGGAAGCCATTATTTTGTTTCCGGACGGGGATCGCTCTCATGCCGTCGCGATAACCGTTGCCGACAGACGTTACCGGGTGAAGGGACTCAAAACCGGCGAGGTGGCTATTTACGACGATCTCGGTCAGTCAGTTACGCTGACGCGCGCCGGAATTGTGGTGGATGGGGGAGGCAAAGTCATTACCTTTAAAAATGCCCCGAAAGCACGCTTTGAGATGCCAATAGAGTCAACGGGGCATATCAAGGACCAATGTGATTCTTCGGGCCAGACGATGGCGGCCATGCGAATTGCCTACAACGGGCACCGACACCACGAGAACGGAAACACCACTGACACGCCTGATACACCAATGGAGGCATGATGGAACTCTGGCTAACGGTAAACGGCCAGCAGGTCAGCGCCAGTTCATCGCTCGACCCGCTTACGCGTGCCGTGGTGATTTCCCTGTTCACTCACCGCCGCGCCGACCCCGATGACAATGCTGATGTACCTATGGGCTGGTGGGGTGACACCTGGCCTGTGGTGGCAAACGATCGCTACGGTTCAAAGCTGTGGCTCTTACAGCGCAGCAAACTGACCAATGCCCTGGTCAATACGGTGCGCACCTATCTGCGCGCCGCGCTTCAGTGGATGCTCGACGATGGGGTGGTTTCACGCATCGACATCGATATTCAGCGTACAGGCATTAATGAACTCGGTAATCGCATCGTGCTCTGGCACCGGGACGGCCCGGTGACCTTTTCCTTTAACGACTTATGGAGCGTGATCACTCATGGCGGACAGTGAATTCCAGCGGCCCACGCTGGCCGAAAATATCAGCATGATCCGCACCGACTTGTTTGCGCGGCTGGATATCAATGATGAACTTCGCCGGATGGATGAAGATGTCAGGGCTAAGGTCTATGCCGGGGCACTGCACACCGTTTACGGCTATATCGATTATCTGGCAATGAACCTGCTGCCGGACTTATGTGATGAATCCTGGCTGGCACGTCATGCAGCCATGAAGCGCTGTCCGCGTAAGCCAGCTATCGAAGCCTCTGGCTTTATACGCTGGGACGGTGTCGCAAACAATCTCACGGTTACTGCCGGGTCAGTTATTCAGCGCGATGATCTTGTTCAGTACACCGCTCTGGAAGACACAACCAGCGCGGGCGGGGTGCTGCGTGTGCCGATTTCCTGCAATGTCACGGGCTCTGTCGGCAACAGCGACGACGGCATTCTTCTTTCACTGGTAACACCCGTCAACGGTCTGCCTTCAGGCGGACAGGCTGACACGCTTGTTGGCGGATTTGACATTGAAGATCTGGAGGTATGGCGCGCACGTGTTCTGGAGCGCTACTACTGGACGCCGCAGGGCGGTGCAGATGGTGATTATGTCGTCTGGGCGAAAGAAGTGCCTGGCATCACCCGCGCGTGGACGTATCGTCACTGGATGGGAACAGGCACGGTCGGTGTGATGGTGGCCAGCAGCGATCTGGTCAATCCGATTCTGGATGATGCCACCGTTGCCGCTGCGCAGGCGCACATTGAACCGCTGGCTCCTGTGGCAGGCTCAGATCTTTATGTGTTCAAGGCAACCGCGAAGACTGTCGATTTCACCATTGATTTAAACCCTGACAATGCGTCGACGCGTTCCGCTGTTGAGGCCGAACTGCGTTCGTTTCTGCTGCGCGACGGCTACCCCGAAGGTACGCTGGAATTATCCCGTATCAATGAAGCTATTTCGATTGCCGCAGGGGAGCACAGCCATAAGCTCATTGCACCGGTTTCTGATACGGCAATTGCGAAGAATGAACTGGCGGTGCTGGGGGTGATCACGTGGGCGTGACGGAAGATGATTATATTCACCTGCTCGGGGCGCTGCTTCCTCCCGGACCCGCCTGGTCAGTTGATGATGCCGCGATTAAGGGAGCAGCACCGTCGTTACTGAGAGTGCATCAGCGGGGCGACGACCTCATGCTGGAGATTGATCCCCGAACCACCACCGAACTGATTAACCGCTGGGAAAAGTGCTGTGGCCTGCCGGATGAGTGTATCCCGACCGGGACGCAGACGATGCGCCAGCGCCAGCAGCGGCTTGATGCGAAAGTAAATCTTATCGGCGGCATCAACGAATCGTTTTATCTAAAACAACTCGCCGCGCTGGGTAAGCCAGGCGCGACGATCACCCGCTATAACAAAGGCCCGTTCAAGTGCACGTCATCCTGTATCGATGCAACGTACTCAACGGAGTGGCGTTATTACTGGCAGGTCAACATGCCCGCCAGCACCGATGCCACATGGATGACCTGCATTGATGATTGCGATACACCCGTTCGTTACTGGGGTGATACCGTCGCTGAATGTGTCATTAACAAACTCTGCCCATCCCATACCTACGTTATTTTCAAATATCCGTAACCGGAGACATTATGCATCGTATCGACACACCCACTGCGCAGAAAGATAAATTCGGCGCGGGCAAGAACGGCTTTACCCGTGGGAATCCTCAGACAGGCACGCCAGCTACCGATCTGGATGATGATTATTTTGACACGCTGCAGGAAGAACTGGCGGGCGTAGTTGAAGCAGCAGGCATCGCGCTCGACAAGACTAAACGCAATCAGTTACTGGAAGCGTTGTTCCGTCTGGGGGCTGGGGCACCGGCAATTGGCGTCCCGTTCTTCTGGCCATCTGCAGCTATGCCCAACACGGTTCTGCCAGAGTGGTCAGGTATGGTCTTCCTGAAATTCAATGGGGCTACATTCTCAGCCGCTACATACCCAAAACTTGCACTGGTTTTCCCTGCGCTACTGCTTCCTGAGGCGCGCGGT